TCAAGGGGAGCGGGATACCATTCCCGTTCCCTTTTTGTTTTTCATAGGAATCGCTCATGCCACTCACTCGAACTCAAGCACTGGACCGTCTCGCTTGGATGGTTGCCAGCGATCAATATCCTTTTCTCGACAGCACCGCGCTCCAGCAGCTCGTGGACGATCACGCTCGCTGGACTGTCTGGACCGCATCCACAGCCTTCGTCGTTGGCGACATCATCATCCCGACCGTAGCGAATGGCAGACTCTACCAGTGCGTCATCGCAGGGACATCGAGCGCCACTGAGCCACAGTTCCCGCAGTGGACCAATACAACCGGCTACAGCGTCAATGACGGCAGTGGTGACCTCTTGTGGCAGGACATCGGTCCCGCGAACATTGAGCGTTATGACATCCGCACAGCTGCGCGACAGGGCTGGATTCGCAAAGCGTCCAGCATCACGCATCTCATCGATGTCAAGGATGGTCAGGTCGATGCGAAGATGGCCGTGCTCCGTGAGCACTGTCTCGACCAGGCGAAGCGCTTCTCACCGATGGTGTTCGTATGATCCCGGCAGCTTACAGCACAGCGCTCAAGAACGCGATTCAAGCATACTCCTACGCTGATCGTGTCGCGATCTGGCGAACCGTCAATGCGGCGGATGGCATCGGTGGCGTGTCTCAACACTGGATACAGGTCGCTGAGATCCGTGGCACGATATCCAACACAGGCGATACCGAAGGCGTGGTCGGTGGCATGATCGAGCAGTCTGGTACATGGACGCTCACATGCTCACCAGACATCGAAGTCAAGGCCGATGACAGGATATACACCAGCGGGAATCCACAGGCGCTATCGCCATACTACGAGTGCATCGGCAGCGACTACGGCCACACGAACGCAGTCAGTCAAACCATCGGACTTCGCGCCAGGACAAACGGTTAAGTGTATCCACTGCGTGGTGCAACGCTTCGACTCCATCGCACCATGATAAAGGTGAAGTTATTGATGGGGTGAGTCTATGAGTCCAGAGATGTGGGTGCAGATCGGTATACAAGCGTTCATCACGACGATGAGTATCGGTGCCGCTTGGGTCGCACTACAGGTCAGGTTGACGCGTCTGGAGACTCAGGTGGCACACATCATCTCGACGCTCGATGGACAGCAGCAGGAAGTGCGCCGCATTGAGCAGCGACTCGGTAAACTCGAAAACAAGGTTTCCGCTTTGGAGGCGATCATACAAAGATGAACAGATATCAATCAAAAGACTCGTGGTCGTTGTGATCGTGGCTTTCGTAGCTGCATTTACCTCGGTCTTTGGCGATGGCATCAGGACATCCGAAGCACACGACATCAGCGAGCTGGGCGCAGTGCTGGCACTCTACGGCAGCAAGGCGGTAGCGGCTGGTGTCTCCGCTGCGGTTTCTAGTGTGCTGGCTTTTCTTACGATGCCGTTCAAGGGTGTGCAGGCGAACAGCCTGAAGGTGGGCAAATGAACATCCAGAACTATCGAATCGAGCCGAATCCTAATGTCCCCGGTGACTGGATTGTTTTTGGTGACATCTACGATGAGAATAATGTACTACTTGGTACATTTGGGCCTGATGGCACCAGCGTTTTTGCTTGGTGGCCAACGCAATCTGTAGACTTTCAGACCGCTTATGTTACTCAATTCAGTTCGATTATGGCGCGTGAAATTGCATACGGGGATTCAGTCTAATGGCAACGTATTATGTTCGTCCTGACGGCAATGATGGTAATACTGGTACTGGTTCAAGCACAGCGCAAGCGTGGGCTACACTTGGTAAGGCTTTAGGTGCGACAGGTATAACCGGTGGAGATACGCTTTATATTGCGCCGGGTCGGTATGCACAGCAGATAACTTTGGGCGGGACTTATAGTTCAGCAACGTCCATTATTGGTGATCCGTTGTGTTCGCAATTCAGTGGATTAAGTGCTGGCAAAGTTTTTGTTACGAACGTATCAAGTACAGGTACATCATTATTTTCTGGAGCATTATTAACTGGCTCAGGTAAATCTAATTTATCTTTTTCAAATATTGCTTTTGAAAACAATGCAAATACAACTGCTGCAGTTTGTGTATCTTTGTTACTCGGAGCCAATAACGGATTTACAAAATGTACGTTTAGACAAAGTGGATATGGCGCACCACTCATGTCAATCACCTGTCCTACGTCAACAGCCTTAAATGCAACTCTAGACAGGTGTATCTTTGGTGGTGGTCAAGTCACTTATTCCGCTACGTCAATGGTTGCGCTTACTGGTGCAAACGTATCCGACACAACATCAGTTAAAAACTGTATTTTTTATTCTGGTCAAACTGGTGCATTTCTTTTACTCATAAGCCTTGGTGCAAGTGTATATAATTGTTCCTTTATAAATCATCCCAGTCAGGCTTTACTTGTTTCAAGTGGTTCTGCAACATACGTGACCTACGTGCGAAACTGTTTATTTGTAGGAGTACAAACATCAGTACAGGCTGGAACTCTTGGCCATCTAATACAAGAATATAATCGACTTGGTCAAAGTGGCATTTTTAATGTTGCGACATCAGTTACATCTACAACCGGTGGAAATGCTGGTATAGATGATGGATACAGTTTACTTGTAGGACTTGGGGCTACATCTATACACGCCAGTGAGACAGGCAGTCCAAACACATCGTTTGGTACTGCAAGTGGTGCGCCAGTAACCGACATATATGGATTTGCTTGGTCTGGCACTTCACCGGATGCTGGAGCATCAACATATAAATTGTTGAGTACTATCAATCCGACATACAACCCAACAGAACGGAACGCCTCGGCAATCACCATCGCCCCCGGCTCCACCTCACAAAGCATCGAACTCTACCTTGGTGCTACAGGCTTGACGTTTAGCACGACTGGTCTAGCGGCATACTACGTCCGCAATCAAAGCGCTCCTGTGGCTATAACGCTGGTCACGCAGACACCTACAGGCGCGTGGACATCTGGTGGCTTTGCTGAGATTGATTCTAGTACTGTGCCGGGTGTATATCGTTTGGATGTCCCTAACGCTGCATTTGCTGCTGGTGCATCTGATGTCACTATTGTGGTCAGAGGTGCGTCTGGCACGAACGGCGCGGTGCTGACGGTCACGCTTTCATCTGGTGGCTTGACGGCAGCGCAGACAGCCGCAGCAGTCCTCGATGCTGTTGGTTCCTCTTATGTCACCGCTGGCTCGATTGGTTATTCAATCCAGAACAGCAATGTGGCAAGCATCAGCGGTAGCACGGCGGCAGCCGATGAGCTCGAAGGCGCTCTCCTTCACAACGGAACAGACTACATTTCGGCAGATCTGTTGACGCCTGTGTCAGCTGCGACCAGCGTTCACATCGGACCTTATCAACTTCTGGCTGATGGCCTCGGAGCAGATCAGCCGCTCGATATCAATGTCGGCACCGCCACATCCATCGATGTCCAGGTCACTGACGCGAATGGCACAGGCATCGACATCACTGGTGCGACGGTCACAGCGAAGGTCTACAGCTCAACGGGAACACTCGTGGCGTCGTATGCCGGCACTGCGACCTATGCGGACAATGGGCGGTTATCATTCGGTCTCACGACTACGGTGACGAACACGTCTGGCACGTACACTGTGACTGTGACCAGGACAACCGGAGCGACCGATACGCAGATCTTTGGACCGCTAAGATTGTATGTGAGGCCAGTATGAGCGTAAACATCATCAACATCACCGAAGACCCGGAACAGGTTGTGCAGCTCGCAGCCTGGACGGGTGACTGGCACACGTACGTGGTGCGTTTGGTGGATTCAAACGGCTCACCGATTGACATCACGACAGGCACTCTCGCGGCGACATACACGACAGCTGCCACAGGCGTCGCGTATTCGTTCGGTGGAGGAAGCGCCACGCTCACGAAGTCTCTGTCCTCACAGGGCATTGTGACGATACTGAACCCCGCTGCATATCCAACAGCAGCTGTGATTCGCTTGACTTTGTCCTTTACCGTGTCGACTACCGTGCGCCGCTTCGGTCCATTACTCATCGAGGTCCTGGCGCCATGACCGTCAAGGTCGACCTGTCCGGCTTCGATGACGCGGAGCAACGTTTTCGCATGCTGGCTGTATTTCTCCAGAATGCCGTGAGCGCTTCGTACACTGGCATGATCGCACTGATGACAGGCGCAAAGTCAGGACGACGCTACAAAGTCGGCGGAACAGTCTATCAAGCCTCCGCGCCAGGACAAGCACCAGCTGTGCGGACAGGATTTCTGCGGACCTCGATCACAATCGGCAAAGTCAATGACTACGAATACGTGATCAGCATCGCGGCGCCTTATGGCAAGATCTTGGAGTTTCAGAAGAACCGACCGTTCGCGATACCAGCATCCACGAAGGCATGGAATGTTTTCACAGGCGTGGTGAGGAAGTACTTCAATGGTTGAATCACTCGTAGTCGACGAATGGATATTCGACACGCTCAGAGCTGACGCAACGCTCCAGGGACTGCTGGCGGTAGACAACAGATCGCCATCGTACCAGCAGGGCATATACCTGTACCTGGCTCCTGAAAAGGACCCGATCAGCCTCCGTCAGCCACAGGTTCCATACATCGTGGTGCGTCACACTGACGCTGGCCAGACTGACACGACATCGATCTGTGGTGGCCGCATCGTGACCACTTCAAGCCATCAGGTGTGGTGCTGGGACACGCAGTCTGGTGCAGTCTCGATGGCGCGCATCAAGGCCATCGTGGACCGAATCGATACACTGCTAAACCGACAGACAGTAAACACGACGACTCCTGTCTTTTTCCTGAATCGCGCATCCGTCAGTTCATCTGTCGACGTGTCGCAGGATGGTCGCGTCGATAATGGCATATCACAACTCTACATCGCCACAATAACTCCAGAGGTATAACCAACATGGCCCGTCCGCTACTCGCTAAAGACGTCACACTCACGATCACTTTCACTGCAGCTGCTCTAACCGGCGACACCACTGCACTTCCGACCACGACTGCGACTTCGGTTCAATGTCTGGCGAAGAGCTTCAGCACTACTGTCACGCAGAACATGGTCAATGCCACAGCTTTGTGCGCCACATTTGAAGCATCACTTCCAACGACACAGGCTGGTACTGTGAACCTGGAGCTGTACATCGACAACACCACTGGTCCTCTTTTCACCAGCAAACTTGGATTCGGTTGTGAGATCGATGTCGACCTCGATGGCGCAGGTTCCGTTGCTGGCAACGTGGTCAAGTATTTTGGTATGGTTACTGAAGCAGGGCTGTCCCTGACTCCGGAAGAAACACAGACCGAGACCGCGACCATCAAGCTTGGCGTGTCCGGAATCACTGGTCTGTCAGGATCATAACTTGAGTAATTCAATCTTTGACAACATTCCTAAATCAGAAGGTCGACCGAATCACGTAGTCGACATCGAGCGCTTTATCGGTGCGCCAGGCAGTTTCACATTTCGTGAACCGAAGGCATCCGACCTATTCCCTCGACCTGAAGTACAGAAGGCGTTGAAGATTGGATTCCCTGAGTTTCCTGACCAGATGCTCCAGATTCTGAT